GATTTGCCAAAGTCGTCCATTTCATCTGTGGTAGATTTTAATGCATTTTCTGTCTTAGCAAGGTCGGCTTCCGCTTTGTTTAATGAAATCTGCCAGTTCTTTGTTTTAACATCATTTTCGCCAAACTCTTTTGCGGAGTTAGCAAGGGCAGACTTCAAGGTTTCGATTTTCTTTTTTTGTTCGTCTATCTGTTTGTTGTAAACTTCTGATTTAGCCTTTAAGGCATCCATGCTACTGGCATTACTACCGAATTGAGCGGTTACCTTGCCCATTTCTGACCCTAAAACAGTTAAGTCTTTGTTAATGCCAGATACGGCTTTCTTAAATTCCTTCTCGCCGTCTAAGGCGAGAGCAGCGCCAATTTTTATCGCCATTTTATCTCCTTAAAAAATAGTATCTAATGTCGCAGGCTCTTCGTAAGTTCCGTTATACTTTTGATGTTCTTGATATAGCAACAGTAGTTTTCTGACGGTCATTTTCCAAACCTCTTTTTCGGGGTAGCCCAAAACTGTCACTCCGATATAAATACATCGTGTCATCGGGAAGGCTACTTCCCCTGCGGAAAATTTTCCCCGTCACCTTCAGGTAGCCCCTCTTTGAAACTCTCTTGGATTGCTTCGCTTAAATCTTCGATATTATCCATTGTGATTTTTCTACCCACGAATCTTTCGTCAACAGGTTCTTGCCCGTCATCTGAAAGAGCCTCGTTGATTAGGATTGTCAATAACCCTCGTAATGCCTTAAAGGATTTTCGTTCGTCTGAAAGTAAATCACTTAATTCGGAAATCGGAATATCAAATCTATCCTGAATATCGTCGATTGCATTTAAGTTAAACAATAGACCATACTCTTTATCGCCCAATTTAATGGTCGTTTTTTTCGGTTTTAATTCGCTCATTTTTTCCTCCTAAAAATTGGGGAGGCGAGAAGCCTCCCACCATTTATGCCTGCACTTTAATATATAGTTCTAAGATGTCTGAATTTTGAAGTCCTGATTTAATTCCGATTGCCTTAATGCATTTATTGGCAGGACTTGTTAAAGATATTGGGGACGAATACTGTGTGCTTGCTTCTGTTGGGATAGTTCCGTCCTGCGTATAGTACACCTTCGCCCCTGCTGTCGCCGTGGATAACTCAACGCTTTGAGTAGTTGTGTAAGTTCCACTTTGTACTGTTGAAACTACATTCGCAACTTTTTCAACTATGCCTGATTTTCCGTCAAGCCAATCTTTAGCCCCCTTCTCAGTTGGGAAGGTAGCCTCTTCTTTCCATAATCCGTCCGAAGCCATTAAGATTGAGCCTTCTAATTCAGGCGTAAGAAACTCGGTGCTTTCGCCTTTGGTTTTCAACTCGTCTGAAGGTTCAGCAAACTGTACCTTTTTGAGCCATATCGCTCTCCAATAATTAACCCCGTTCCTTACCACTTTTCCGTAAACTCCGAAGCCCACATAAGCGGGACTTGAAATACCTGCGGAAAGTTCTTTCGCTCCTGTTCCCGCGTCGACCGTAACACCTGCGATGTAATCAAGTAACATTACTTTGGCGTTATCGTAAAGGTCGTCAATGCCCAACGAAACCGTACCACTCGCAAAGCCTCTGTCTGTTTCAGCAACGCTATCATCTGCCCATAGTTTAATATCGCTGTTTTCAATGTTGATATTAAGCGAGATTGCCTTTGCCAAAACAAAGCCCGTTCCGTAAGTGACTACATTTCCGTTTTCGGTCATCGGTGAAACAACAGGATACTTTAATCCTATTTTTGCCATTTTTTTCTCCTATTCTACAGCCCCTTCAATCCAGGCGTATATTACGACGTGGAAGTCTTTCGTTTCGCTTTCATACATTTCCTGAACGCTTTTGATTGTGAAGCCGTTTTCTCGTAACTTATCTCTAATTGATTTTTTCTTCTGTGAAGGATTTCCTTTTGTGTAGTAGTGAACCTGAATTGTTACCTCGTCTAAGATGTCGATATTATCAGCGTAAACCGAAGGTCGTTCGTCGGCATAATTAAAAGTGATGTATTCTGTTGCTGCGCCTGTATAGACGTTGGCGGAAACGGGGATCCCGATTGTTGAGAGTGCGGTTATTACTTTACTATTAACATTCATTTCATTATCTCCCTTTTGAACACTTCTTCCATTTTCGCCAATACCCTCTCTCTGCTGTCGTTAATTGCTTTGGTCAAAACAGGCGTCGGCGATTGCTTTTGTGAGCCGTCTTTGTTTCGTGTGCCAAATTCAAGCCACGCCAATTTCTCCATATTTCTGACGCCCTTCCTATCTTTCCCTGTTGGTCTGACAACTGCGAAGTACCCGTCAAACATCTTTTTTGCTTTTGTCTTTTTGACGCTGTCTAACATATCACTTGTTGAACGGTGCTTTGTGAGCTCGCCTTTTAGGTTATCGGCTAAAATTGGCATAGCCTCGTCAATCATCTTATCGGCGTACTTGTCAACATCTGCCATATTCCCTAACTGCTTCAAAAACTCGTTAGGTATCTCAAAGTCAAACTTACCCATTGGCTTTGTCGGAACAGACCAACTCAACCGTTCCCAACCCTTTCTGAAAAGTCCTGACAACATCAAAAACTTTCTCTTGATACTCCACTTCTGTTTCTCCGCCGTAATCTTCCGTGTGGATTTCAAAGGTATGAGTTAGATTGATGTCAACGGCGTTCGCCGAGTAAAACTCTGAACGAGTGATACTCTTGACATTCGCCCATACGGTGTTTTTGGTGACAGTTTCAACAGGGTAACCGTCGGTGTCAACTCCGCTTGTGATTTTTCGCAATTTAACAATGTCTGAAAAATACATTTTTACTCCTCAATATATTCTGAAGTTCTTCTGAGTTCATCTCTCAACAAAAAGTAATCTTCACGATTTTTATCTGCGTCGTCATTTGAAAGTCCAAACTTCCAACGAGCAAACGAACGGACTGCCCCTAAAATGAGGCTGTCCGTTTCGTCTGTAACTTTAGTTTCTAAAATGCCGATTTTCATTAAGTCTTTCCGACATTCTAAAATTATGTCAGTAAGTTCTGTGTCAACTTCAAGCGACGCATTTCTTCTAACTGCATTTCTTATTTTTGCTAAATAGATTGTTCCTACTGACATTTCAATCTCCTTAAAGTGCTATGAAAAGGTCGTATGTTTTGTCAGCGCCCAATGTTCCGTTGTATGTGATCAGGTTCTTGCCTAACACATCGCCGTCAACTGTAATGACAGGCGCTGTATCAAGTACCCCGTCCTTTAGCGCAAAGACTAAAGTCTTGTTTGCTAATTTAACAGGTAGCCCGAATTTCGCTCCTGTTCCCACACTAACATCAACAGCCGTTCCTTTTTCCAGCACTACCTTCGTGATTTCCTTAAATGCAACAACGCCATTAACTGCGGTCGTTCCATTCAAGGTGATGACATCTGTAACATCTTGATTGCCGTAGTCTTTTCCGTAAACGGTAACTTTCTTTGTTGACGCACCGCTTGCCTTTACGATTATGTTTCTCGGAAAGTCAATCTCGGTGTTTTCAAATTCAGTTACGACTACATCTTCCGAAGTGCTTGCAGTTTCAGCGTCGACAAAATATTTATCGTCAGAAACCGCAGGCTTCTCGTGGCGCAAATGACCAATTCTGAACTCGTTCAAACTAACGTCATAAACATCAGTTCCGAGTTCTCCCATATATCTATTATCCATTTTTGCACCCCCTTACAGAGTTAATGCAATTTTAATGATACTGCCATTCTTGGTTGGTTTGCAGTCGAACATTCCCCAGCCTAAGATATCCCAGCTGTTATATCCGAGATTTCTCTGCTTCTCAACATTGATTTCGCCTGAGAGATTTCCGACGATACCTCTCTTCAATGCACCGAAGAACAGAACGTTCGCCCCAACCTTGCCCGAAAACTTAACAGGATAACCCCTCAGGAAGAAACTGTTACCCTCTTTAGTTACCACAGGGAAGTTGTTGACGTCGGTCAAGTTGATGATTGAAGTGTAGAATGTCTTTTTACTAACAACGAACATTGCCTGACTGTCATACGCCTCAGGAAGTAACCCGATACCTGCGTCTAAATCTGTAACACCGATTGAAGTTGTTGCCTTGATTGCGTCTGTCTTGTCAACCCACGCAGAACCGATAAACGCCTGATTAAGTCCTGCAGGTTCGTCTGAGCCTGTACCGTTTACGATGTAATCCTCAATCTTGTAACCAAGCTGTTCAACAATCTTATCAACAAGCCAATTCTCAAATGCGTCGATTGCCATTGAAGCCAAGTCCGCACCCACTCTGACGAAAGATGA